TCATCTTGCCTAATATACTTATTTTTTTCTAGTTCATATTTTTTAATTTGTTCTTCTATAATACCGTTAATGTGTTCTGCAATAAGTGTTTTATTAACAATGCCAGTCCAATCATGTTCATGGGAGTCAAAATAACCACCATCACTAAAATCTGTACCACGTGTAGATTTTACAGTAAAAGATAATTGTCTATGACGTGTAATTTGTGCTAAACATTTCTGGCTCATTTCAATATCAAATGTAGCATATGCATGCTCTAATAAAGATAAATGACCAGCTTTACACGCATTAATCAGAGACTTCTCTGTGGTATTAAAACCGTAGCACTGACTCATCGCATGTACTGGCAATTCTAATACCGTATTAGCTATTAATTCTACTTTCATTCTTTCACCTCGTATTTTATCCACTGTCCATTTAAATTAAATTCTAAAGTATTCCAATCAATGTCAATTGCACCAACATCCCAATTATCGTAGTATTCATCCTCTGGGTAGCCATCTTCATCAAATGTGACTTCCCATCTTTCTTTATACTCAATATCAGTTACAAAGAAATGAGTTTTATCTTCGTATTCCGCCCAATATGACTCGACAGGTTTGCCATAAACAACAGAACCATATACTAAATTACCATCTTCATCTTTAGCTCTAAATAAGTGTTTCATAGCTACCTCCTATGCTTACATTATAGCACAAGGAGAGGGGGCGGTCAACCCCCTCGCTGACACTACCGCACTGGACAATGCCCATCCTCGCATTCACCACTTTCATCAATTTCAAAATCTTTACCCACGGTTTGCAGTTCAAATTCATAACGATTGACTAAATCATGGTCTAGTGGCTCCATCTTTTCCTTTAGTTCAATATACTGTTTTTTTGTACATTCTTCATAAGGCATCAATGGATAATAAGTTTGATTTAAAGATAGGAATGAAATACCTACAACGTATTGCCAGTTTTCATCTAGCCAATCTACTACATCATCCCATTCATCATCTTTAACTGTTACAGTAATAGATGTGTTATGGTCAACATAGTATCGTTGCATCATCTTATACTGCTCTAGTTGTTCTAACGCCGATACGTTGTTCTTTGTAGTAAGCGACTTAGACTTACAAGGGAAAGTAATAACCTTAGTATTGCCATTATCGTCCTGACCCACTTCGTTGTCAATTTGCCACCCCTTTAAATGCTTGACTGCTTGATATAATGGAGAGTTAGTAGAAATACGCACACGTCTGTAATAATACGGCGAGTGATTATAATGAACACCTGCGGAGCAATTACTAATCAAACCGCCTGTACCATCTGGTTGTACTGTAGTATACAATACAGGGCGAGGAGATTGATTTTCATCTGCGTATTCATTTGCAGCTTCATTAATCCACATTTTCATCAGCATAAGTAATGCTTCTTGGTCAGATTTGCTTAAATTACCAGATACAGCATCTTGCCAACCTGTAATAGAACAACCAATTAATCTATCTCTACGATGAATTTCAGACCAGCTAGGAATTTCTAATTCAGGTTCCGTTAAACGATAACAAGCACGTGCAGATAATCTACAGGCTTCTTTAAGCTGAGAAATCATTACATTACCACGTTCATCAATAAACTTGGATATATTGATGTTGGTTAAATTGCACACAGCTTTATTTGTCAACATAATTTCACAGCAAGGGTTTACAATAGCAAAATCAGACCGACGTTCTTTAGCCGCCTTAACATTCACGAACGCAGGTTCACCCGTTTCTTTAATGGAGAGCATTAACTTACGCAATTCTTCTTTACTAGGCTTTTCTTCTAAGAACATAGAGTTATTGGACATATAACGGAAGTAATGTTCTGGGTCCAAGTTTTCCTTAGCATGTAACATTTCTTCATCATCAGGGCTAAATAAGATAAGTTCAGCAGTACGGCGTGTACCACCAGCTACTACATTCTGACCAATGATATTACACATATCAGATACATTGAGAGGTCTAAGTTTACCGTCAGTACTTTCTTTAGTGATAATCTTATGTAGCTTATCAAACATCTCTTTAAGAGATTTAAAGCCACTAGCATAGCCACCAAAGGTTTTAAGTGGAGCACCTTGCGGTCTGATATAGCTGTAATCTAAAGAGATAGAATGAAGTGTTACATCTGTCATACCGTTGAGATATTCACCTAATGCTTCACACCAACCCTCTTTACTATCGCCAACAGTAATAACAAGACTATTGCCATAACGTTTAGCATTTGTATGTTCTAATGTCGAGCCTTGTGGAACAGGAGTTTTCACATGGTAAATTTCTTTGTCTGTATGGAAGCGAGGAAGTTTCGCAATATCTTCCTTTAATACACGGCAACCAACACCAGTCCCAACCATGAGTAAATAGAATAATTCCTCAAATGCTTTCAGGCTATCCATTACCATACCAGAACAGTTATATGCCGCTAATGGTGTTTTATCTAATGCTTCAGTACCGCCCATCCACAACATACGCCCAGAAACACGTTGACGGAAGTAAAACATATTATCAAATAATTTTTCAGGTTCACCATCTTCTGTAGGTAGGTATGAACAGTTACCATTAACAGCACGAGCACAGGTTTCTTTCCACGTTTCACGTCTATTTTTATCGGGCAACCAACGAGAATATGTACGAATATAAACAAACTTAGCTAATTCATCCATTTCTTCTGGGTAGTCAGGATACTGAGCCAAAAATTCATCTGTAAGTTTGTGTTTGCTACGCTGTATATCACGCTTTGTTTTATATTCGATGTATTTAATAGCGGCATCAGAATATCCATCGTCATTTAGTTTCCGATAAATAATTTTTTCTAATTCACTAATAGATACATCACGTTTTAAATCTTTTACTGCATCCCAAACATGTAGAGACACTTGAAATGGTTCTGCCAACATAGTAGGTTCCATTGCCATGTATGTAGCAAACATCGCTTTCTCTACTGCTTTTTCAATTTTAGAACCTAAATATTCTTGCCGTGTTCCATCACGTTTAATTACTTGCATATTACACCTCATCATACAATAATTTAAAGATTTCTTTATCACATGGATATTGCTCACCATTTACACCGATAATAATTTTATCGCCTTTATTACAATGTACAATACCATTCATCGTAAACACCATTTCACCTAGTTTACTTTCACGAAAACGAAGTTTGTTTGGTTTATGAACGCAACCAAACCATTTAAAACCCTTATTAGGACCAACAACGTCATGTTCGATATCTGCAATAATTTTAGAAATTGAATATGGTGGTTTATGTCGTAATAAAAAAGAACAAAGTGTTTTTAAAACAATATCAGGCACATGGATAATCTGACCCTCGACATTTTCACCAAAGATACTAAGATTACCATCTAAAATAACAAAACTTTCAAATCCTAAATCTTTCATTTGCCTAAGTAGTCTAACTAAATTTTCTTCTTGTGCAATTAACATTATTTCTTTTTCTCCTGTTCTTTCATATCTTTTACCGCATAATATGCACGTTGAGCATGGAATTGAGCCCACAATGTATTAAATAAAATAATACACAGCATAATTTGAATGCCGTGTGGTTCGTCTAAATTAATAATAGAAAGAAGTAAAGATAATAAACCGAAGGCAAAAATAGCAATAAATTCACCTAGGATTTCTTTATTTTCTTTCCAGAAGTTAATAATTTTTTCTTTCGCATTTTCGGTTGTTTTTCGCATACTGTTACATCCTTTTCATGATACCACTTAGATTTACTACCAAACACTGAATAAAAATATTCATCTTTTTTGGGGTCATACTTAACTAAACCAACACGTATTTCACCGTCAGGAGTATTAACGTGTGTACCTAATTTAATTTCTCTATTCTTGGAACTCATATTTTCCTACCACTACTCCATTATCTAATATTACCAATGCCTGCCCTTGTACAGCATCACACAATAAATTAACTGGGACGCCAACCATACGCCTAAGAAACATAGCCTGCTCCATACAGTATTCTAAGAACGCATTTTCATTTCGTGATACGTATTCATATTCTCTGAATGTCATGTATGCCCCACCATCTTTTCATGTATTACTGTGCGATTTTGTCTACAAACATTTTCATAAATCATCTTGCAGTCAAAATAAACACGTTTTAACAAATCAATTTGTGTTTGTACTAAACGCTGATTATATACTGTTTGTGTATAATCTTTCCAAGCACCCTGTACCTCTTCATGTGTAGTAGCAATACGGTCCCCCTCAGTTACCTTATTAGAACTTTCACGGCTGATTTTAGCGTGTGTTGCTTTTGCGAAACGCTCTAAATCAGAAGCTCTTTTATTAATTTCATGAGCTAATTCTTCAAAACTAGGTATTAATAAGGAGGACTCTTTCATCAAATAAAATGCTGTGTCTGCGTCATTATCTTGTAATGTTTTATACATCTCACAGATTTCGTCAGACAATTCTTTGATTTCTTCGTATTGCATAGCGATTACCACTCCATAGCTTCAGTACAAGCACCGAATTTAATAATGAGATTGCCCATCATTTTCTTCGCTTTATCTTCACTGTCAAACTTAGCGATAACTTCTGTTCGACCATTTGCTAAAGAGCCTTTAATATTATAGCCAATTACTAGATTTTTATCTGTATCATCATAAACAGCAGAGATAAAAATAGATTGGCATTCTAAAATTTTAGTACCATCTTTATTTACTATCTTCATTGGCTTCACCACCTTTTTTCATTTCAATTAATGCTACTTCTGTTTCGTGGATAAGGATATCCGCAATATCATCACGCTTAGTTGCTTGTGTAAGAATATCAATAGTAGCAGCATTAGCAGTTGCAATAACTTTTATTAGAACATTTGCTTTAGTAATATCTGTATCAAAACTTACAATATCTTCTTCGCTTAATGTAATATTAAAGTGTCTTTTCTCTTTTGATTGCATCGTATAGTTCCTCTTTAATAAAAAATAATCTTGGTAAATATGGTCTACTAATAACAACCATATCACTATTATCTTGATTGAAATATTTTTCAATCTTTTTTAAACCTTTAGGCTCTTTAGGAATTGCATCACCAAATTCTACCTTATTGATTAACGCTTCAAATAAATCCTGACGTAACATATACGCAAAACCTGCATAATGGATAGGACCATCTTCAGCTTTCTTGTATAGTCCATCTGTATTTACATCACGCTTGCTTTCAATAGTGTATATTTTATCTCCAATATCCCACTTCAAATCACCTGACATACGTTTAGCTATTTCACTATCTCCGTAGCCTTTAATAGCATTCGTTAGTTTAAAGGCACCAGAAGCAGGTACCGCATGAACTGTAAGATGTAGGGATTGTAAATATTTAAGCAAATCATTTTCTGCTTTTCTACCGTTACGACGGTTAGCCTTACCTCTCTTACTTGCTGTAGTCTGCTTCTTAACCTTTTTTGCTAATTTGTATTCAAGTTTTTGTTGCTCTTGACGAGGTGATAAAATATTAGGATTTTTTGGTTGATACAAGCTATAGTTATCGCAATACCAACAACTATCCTTTGGTATTTTGCAATTCGCCTTTACCTTGCATTTCGTCAATCATCAAACTCCCTAATACGCAATAAACAATAATATCATGTAATCGTTCTTGAGCATCTGGTAATTTCAATCCATTTTCAGCTAATGCTAAGTCGTGCTTACCCTTATAAACAAGTAGAGTATTAAACATAGATTGAATACTACCATCGCCATGAACTAGACCAGCCTTACGGAATGCTGACAAGATATCTTTACCATCGGAATATTGTTCACTTTTCTTTACGAATAGGTCGATAATCGTATTGAGTTTATTGGTAAAATCTTTAGTCTGCATTTAAACCCTCCGCAATGCCGAGTAACAATTCTTGTACTTCTGTTGGCAATTCATCAAATTCTACGTCTTTGCCATTCAAATCATAGCAACAACCAAACAATCCACTTTCTTCAATACAGTTATCTTCAAGTGGCTCGCCTGTAAATGCATCGTAACCCATTTCGTTTGGGTCTTCATATACTGGCTCATCTTCAAAGCTAGCACTTGTTTTTTCAAGATGGTCAATCATTACATCATAGAATACATCAACATCAACGCCTAATTCGTGTGCAACAATTTCAGAATAGATAGAGGTAATATCCTGAATGGATAAACCACTAACCTTAACACCAACGGCACCATTTTCTTTTACTACTGCTTTTAAAAATCCTTTTTCTTTAATCATGTAATTCCCTTCCTTTGTCGCAAAATTGCCAAACATTACAATAACTCTTGCATTTTCTTCCTCCCCAACATTCTCTATGTCTGCAAGGTGGGGGCATTTCGTTGTTTTCCAACGCATATATTAAGTCCTGACTTTTCTTTCTCATATATCTTTCGACCCAAATATCTGAGATTTTATTAATCGGGACTAAATAACTTGGTTCTGTAATACCACGGCTAGTAGCTATGTGTGTATTACCATCACGTACAATAATTTGACAACACATATTATTTACTGGCAATTTTAATTTGCTTTCAATCTTCATACGGTAATCATTTAGTTGTACGGCTAAATCAAATCGTAGATGAACGCCATCTTTGCGTAATACATTGATAGTTTTCTTTTGACCCTTTTTAGCACCAGATTTATATATATAATCAGTTTCTACCTTTTCCATATAGTATCCCAACGTATGGGCTGCTTTATAGCTACCATAAGTCTTGGTATCAACTAATGTGCCACCATTTTCAGGTGTATAATAGTCAAACGCACCAGTAGAATAATTATCTTCGATACGTATTTCAGCAACTTCTCCGTGAGCTGTACCCACATGACTTTCTAATCCACCATGAACTTCTGTGCCAAATAACATGAATACAGAGTCTTTAGGTGAAATATGATACTTTTGTGTAAGTTCTAAATAGACTTCACGAGTACCTTTGAGTAATTGTGTAGTAGATGGTTTACCTGTCCATTTACGCTGTTCTGAAATAGCACGCAATGTTTGTAGGCTCATACATCTACCAGCAGGTACCCAAAGTTCACCATCTTCATTACGCTCACCGCACAATCTACATTTAGAAAGGCATTCATCAATATAGATTAAATTTCCATCTGGGCATTTATAATTTACGTATGGCATCTTTATCCTCTTTATAAAAATAGACTTTAATATTTTGCGGTCCTATATGACCAATAACATGACTATATTCTACAAGGATAATGCGACCATCATTGCACTCAAATACTTTTGTAATGTAAGTAGACCAATTATCATTATCATTAGTCATATATTCACCAACCTCTTTAGCAAAATCAATTGGGTAGTCAATAAAAATTAATGGGTCTTGTAAAGCAAGTTTGAGTTCTTCAATATTTTTATCTGTCATAGTTCTTTTAAATATATGTGTATGCATTTATACCAAACCTCATTTTATTAATATTCAAAATAACTCCAATTAATATCACCATTAGATAAGCTACCATGTCTACCATTATCATAGTAAAAGCCATCTTGTCTAGTAAATTTAATGCGTTTCTTCTTTACTTTTCTTTTCTTTTTCATATCTACTCCTTATATATAATATATCATATTAATTGTCAGTTGTCAACACTTCTTCTAGTCGTGAAGTATGTACGTTGTATTTTAATTCAAACATCGGTGGACCATTCATACCATCACGTGCTTTCTCTACTTTGCATCGTGTAATATTACGAAGTTCTTGCTGTTTTTCTAACGATAAGTTGGGTGCCCTATCAGGTCTCCAAATCATAAGAATATAGTCAGCAGATGCTTCCAAATCGCCAGTCATTCTTAACTGGTTCATCGTTGGCTCTTCGTATGTATTACCACTGCGATTGAGTTGTGATAGCATTGTGAAAATTACGTTATATCTTTTAGCAATACCTTTCATCATAAGAGCTTGTTGGCTTGCACCGTCGTAATCTCCAGCACCCTTTAAGTATGTAAAGTAGTCAACGACAATAACATCAACTCCACCCTCCATGATATTACGAGTATTAATTGTATTAATATAACGCTCAATATCATGCATAGACAAATTGTTCTCATCTACAATATACAACTTTTTACCAATTTTTTCAAGTACCTGATTGACAACTGGGTCTCCATCCATAATCAACTCTTTCACTTCTGATATACGCTTTTTCAGTATTTTACATACGATACGCTCCATAATTTTACCACGTGGCATTTCTAAACTAAAGAATACCACATTAGCTTTATTTTGGACTATCTGTCGTAAAATATACTCAATAGCGATATCACTTTTTCCCGACGACGAATAAGCCCCAATTAACAACACTTGACCTTTGGATATACCACCAATACAGTTATCCAATAGTTGGAAATGAGTTGGATATGTACCACGTTTATAAATATCACGTAATTGATTTAAGCTACTAGATGCATCATGTAAAGTCTCAACAATATCTTCCTCAGCAGATACTCCACTATCGAAATACGCTTTTAAATCAGATACATCTCTATCCCAAATTTGACCAAGAGCCTTAATAGCTTCTGCCCTAATCATTGGCGAGCGTATTGTTTTAAGGAAAGCCTCAGCTACAACATATTGTTGCTCAATTGTCTTGTATTGTTTAATGACCTGTTTGATTGTAAAAATATCAATATGTTCAGTAGGTAAGTCTTGTAGATTGTACCCTGCACATAGTAAATCATTAATATCTTTACATTCTTCTGGCATAATCAAAACACGAACATTTACACGAGGTAACATGGCTTGAAAATGGTCTCTTGTACGTGGTAGGTGTTTTACACCAGCTTCATCATTATCAGGACAAATCACTATCGTGATTTCCTTACGCATGAAATTGCCTAATTTCTTAATCTGGTCCTTATGTAATTCACTGCCACAATAAGCTACTGTTGGAACGCCCATTTGATGACCACTAATAGCATCCATGTAACCCTCACATAAGTAAAGAGTATCTTTAATGTGTTTTCTAGCTAAATCTAAATTGAATAAAAAGCCTGATTTCTTATACAAGATACTATTCGGTGTATTCTTATATTTTGGTTTTTTATTGAATTGCCTAATAGCTAAACTAACGTGCTGTCCATGTTCATTTCGTAGAGGAATTGTTAAACAATCATTATGGAAACCAAGTTTAAAGTCATTAATTGTATCATCTGATAAACCACGTTTATGCAAATAATCTGCAATATGCTTTACATTTTTATGATACATATCTGCTTCTGCACGATAACTAATCTTTTCTTTATCTGATAAGAAATTAATTACACTTCCACCACACTCACAACTAAAGCAATAGAATGAATTAGTATCAGGAAATACCACTAATGTTTCTGATATATCATCACTTTCATGTAGTGGACACTTCCCTTTCCAATATCGACCACTTTGGTGTAAATTAGTATATTTGCCGATAAAGTCTATAATATCTACTTGTTGCATTATAGTTTCGGTTATATTCATATATACCTCATAGATTTAAAACATCATCCAAGCTATAACTTTCTACTTTTTCTATTTTTACACCACGCATTTCTTTTTCATTGTGTTTTTTAATACGGTAAAGCCTATACTGTTCAGCATCATGATACATTTCAGTTAATGTCATAATTTGTTTTTCAGGTTTATCTTGTAAATATTTTAACACCTTTTCTAGTGTATTTTCATCTTGCTTATAGAAATGTGCTCGGATTTTAAAATAGGAGGGGTTAAAACCCCTCTTTAGAAATACAGGTTCGTCAGTACACTTTTGCATGAATAATCGTGTTATCGCATCAAAAATGTTAAACTTTTTCGCACTCATTT